AGGTTGCAGTTCCGACTAGACTCGGCTAGACTGTACCCGAAGGAGGTGCCTTATGGCCCACGAAGTAGAAAGCATGGCGTTCGTCGGAAACCGAGGTTTGCCCTGGCACGCAGGAGCAACCGCAGGCTTAATTGAAAATCTTGCCGACCTAGCGAAGGCCGACCAGATGATTGCGGCTGCTAAGCTCGGATGGAAGGTGAACCAGATGCCGATCGTTGTTGACGGGATCGGTGCGCACATCCCAGACAAGGTGGCAAACGTCCGCGATTCTGACCACAAGGTGCTGGGCATCGTCAGCCAGCGGTATAAGGTCGTCCAGAACGATCGAATCTTTGAGTTTGCTGAGGACCTGTGTGGTGTCGGCGGGCGATTTGAGACAGCTGGATCTCTTCGCAACGGGGAGATTATCTTCTCCTCAATTGAACTGCCGCATGACTTTGTCGTCGATGGGGACGTGAGTAAGGTAAAGACATATCTTCTTGTCTCAAATGGCCACGACGGAATCCACGCCTTCAAGGCCTGCATTACTCCGGTGCGAGTCGTCTGCATGAACACCCTTAACGCTGCGTTCCGTGGCGCCAAGGACAAGTTCTCTATTCGCCACACCGAAAACATTGCCGGAAGGATCAACCAGGCCCGTGAAATCCTTAAGCTTACGACATCCTACATGGATGACTTTAAGGTCATGGCAAACAACATGGCACACACCGTAATCACAATCCCAGAAGGGCTGGCTATGGTGAAGAGCATCTTCCCGCTCACTGAGGACGAGAAGCGCGGTGGGGCAGAGATGTCTATCAATGCCCAGAAAGTTATGGGTAATTGGCTCGAGTCGCAGAACATTGAGTCTGTCCGCATGACTAAGTGGGGGCTTTGGAACGCGATCACTGAGTTCATTGACCACGGGATGGCCTACCGCGGCGGAAAGACGAGCTCAGTCTCCGACGCAAAGGCAGAGTCTATTTTGTTTGATGGGTACGCAGCGAGAGCTAAAAAGGCCTCGCTCGAATCTGTCATGAGTTCTTGAGGTAATTATGCCTGAGATTAACAAGCTTTACACGCTAAGGGAAGCGGCACACATTCTCGGAATTTCGTATAGCACGCTTAAAAACCAGATCTATTTCCGACGCCTTGCGGCAAAGAAGGACGATCGTGGGCACTATGTTATCAGCCGAGAGGAAATCGAGCGGTACCGGGACGAAAGCCTTGGGAAGCAGCAAAACCAATACGGCAGCTGATGACCAGGAAAGATGAGGTCCTGTCCCATCTAGCCGACCGAATTGGTCGGTGGGTTGACGGTAGTGATCTTGCCAACGAGAAGGTCGGTGGTAGCGAAGGCTTGCGTCGGCTTAGAGAGCTGCAAGAAGAGGGCCACAAGATCAGTACGCGAAAGCACCCTGATCCGTCGCGTGACGTTTGGCAGTACATGCTTGAACCAGGAACTGCCAAAGAAGTCCAATGGCGTTGTACTAAGTGCAAGCACGAGCAGGCAGATTCTCTCATAACCGACCACGCAAAGTCTCTAACTATCGCCGATGGATATGCTCATGAATACTGCCAAAAGTGCGTAAGCAGGCAGCTATTTAAGAGGCTATAGCGAAAGGCCTCTGCTCCCAGATGTGAAATAGAACGTTGACCCGGTAAGATCAGCAGCATACCCAAGGGCGTCGACCATGTCGTCGTGAGTACTGTTTGGGAATGTGAGCATCTCCCTCTCAAGAGCGTCTATTCCTGGGCCGCCCTTCAGGTGAAAGACTTTTCCTGCCTCATACCTTGCAGCCAAAGCCCGGGCGCGGATTACCTTGTCTCGGTCTGGACGTACAGCCTTTGCTGGGAGTCGCGTCTCGGCGAGAAGCTCGCGGATAAAGGTTGCCTGGTACTGCACTGACTCAATGTTTACCGCCTCCATAAAGCGTGGCTCGTCTACCTGGTCTATATCCTGCCCCTTCAGTCCAATCAACCTTGCTGGCCAAGAAACACGGGGACTCGTCTCATCGTTCAGCAACCCGCCGTCCTTGTCAATACCGGTAAGCCAGTACCTGTGCCCCTCTTGAATTCTTGAGCGGTAAGCCCCGACCACGTAAAGGTTGCCGGAGCTGTCTTCAACAACCTCCACCGCAGCGGTATAGTCGGAGCGCTCATTGGCGGAGGCTGCAAGGTCAACGCCTATCCTGCGGGACCCGTGGGGAATTTTATCAACATGCTGTACCCAGTCATGGCGGAAGATATTTCCGCCCATTTGAGTTACGTCATTTTGGAACTGGAGTGAGAAGATTGGCCCGCCAAGCTCTTCACGCTTCCTTTCCAAGTCGGCGAGGCTGAAGTACCCGGGCCATAGTGGCTTATTGTCTTCGATGGCGGCCCTTCGGAGTGTTGGTATGCCTCTAGCATGCAGCCTGGCGTAGAAGTCGTCTTCATGCCAGCGCGTCCCGATGTACCATCTCTTAGCTCCAGGAACAAGCATCGGGTCAACGACCTGCCAGTAGATTTCTTCTGCCTTCTTTCTGGCACCAGCGGTAGAGTTTTCGCGCAATCCGACCATGTCGTCTGCGAGGAGAATGTCAAGACGCGGCCCAGGCTTTACAGACGTCAGACCGTCAGCGAAACAGGTCGTATCTTTACCAAGGTCAACCCCCTTGACAATCCAGACGGCGTCCGTCCACTTTCTGCCGACAACGCCATCCTTCGCCCACGGGAACACCTCTGCAAAGTATGGTGACTCTACAAGCGTCTTAATGGCCCGGGATCGAGCAATGCCGTCGCTCTGTACGGCCGTGAGGACTCCGATCCTAACTTTGCCGCGAGTCTCACCAACAAGTCTTGCAACCCTGTGTATTAACATCGTTGTCTTCGCGTGGCCGCGAGGCATAAGGACCAAGGCAGTGTCGTTCTTGTCTAGGAACTTTTCCATTCCAACAAGGTGCCTTGGAAAGACAAGGCCAGACATGTACTCAGCAAAGGCAGCGTCACTCGTGGCCGCCTGAACGCGAAGCCACTCTCGGTACTGGGCCTGCGGGCTACTTTGCGGGTTCGGTGAGGACAACTTTGTTCTCCGTAAACTCTAGGTTTTCCTTCTCGATATCGTCCTCATTCCTGAGGTTCTCAGCCCACTCAGTGAGCCGCGCAGCGATCTTCTCGCTGTCGAGAGAGTCAATGTTGTGCTCCTGGGCAATCATGACTGGACCGCCACCCTCGCCGGTTAGCTCGGTCTTTTCTGGTGCGTATGCGCCGACCATTTTGGCAACTGTCTGCACAGCCTCCATCTGAAGCCTGAGGAAGGCAACCTCAGCACTACCACCACGGGAACGAGCGGCCCCAGCCGCGGCATCTCGACTTATCTGTCGAATTTTATCCATGAGCTCGCCGCGAACAACCGGAATATCAAGCTTCTCGGCCGCCCACTCTTTCTTGATGACGGACATGTGGTGATAGATGCTATCGATGCTTAGATCGCAAGCCTTGGCTATCTGGGCGTATGGAACCCCGTTCAGGTACAAGGCTTTGATCTTCTCCCTGAGGGCCTCCATTTCGGCCGCTGGTTTTCTTCCTGGTCTACCCATTTGGCTGCCTCCTTATTAGCAGTGTCAGGATATTAACACATATGTTATGATACACGCATGCCAGAAGACATTAAGATCCTTCAAGAGTCAATAGAGATGGTCGATACAGACTCCATCGACCCCCACCCAGAAAACCCACGGGTTGGAGATATCGGGGCCATTATCAACAGCATGAGAACTAATGGGTTCTTTGGAGCCCTAATCGCCCAGAAGTCTACTAGGCACGTTCTGGTCGGAAATCACAGGCTTCATGCGGCAACATGGCTAAAAATGCCACAAGTCCCGGTTATTTGGGTAGATGTCGATGATGTTAAGGCAAAAAAGATCATGCTTGCAGACAACCGAGTTTCTGACCTGGGGAGCTATAACGACGACGTCCTGCTCAGCCTGATTAAGGACCTTACTGACGAAAAGGTCAACGTTGCCGCGCTGGGGTACGACGACGACGATATTGAAGACATCATTAAGCGGGCAAATGAGCCGATGGACCTAAACGTGGAGGCCGAGCCGGAAAAGAAAGATCGGGTTGCTCGATGCCCTCAGTGCAACTTCGAATTTACGCCTAGCAGACCAGGTCGCTAGAGAACGGCGCCTGGGCCTCAAAATCCTCCATATCCGGCTCCCTAAACCCCTCAGGGATATCCATCCAAAGGATAATCATTCGGTATGAGTCGTCGCTTGCGGCTTCACCCAGCTTGTTTGCCGCCAAGACTACCGCTCCGCGAGCATCAGCGGCCAGGTCGACCCAGCCGGGCCCAAGAACCTTCCAATACGGGGCCTTGCCACCGACGTGCCTGATGACGACTCGGATCTCTTCGTTCCGCATAATCCGATTGTACACGACAGGAAAGAGCAGAACACGCAACGATGTCTGTCAGCTCGCACTAAATGTATCATTAGGTAATGGTTGGCCTGTACGAAGTCCTATTCACCGCGCTCTCTGGAGACAACGACCTCCAGACGCTTTTGGGCGGGTCGAGTTCCGATAGGAAAATTTACCCAATAACCCATGACGGAGCGACTGAACCGCCAGCAGTCCGGTTCGCCATCCTCAGCGGGAATAGCGACATTGGACATCCAGTTGACAGGCCAGTCATTGACCTAGAACTTGTTTCGACAACCGGGGTAACCCAGCTAAATCTTATTCAGGCCAGGGTTGACGCCATTGTCAACCGCAAGAGACTTTCTAATGCCAATATAATCGTTCATTTGTGCTATAAAGTATTCGAGGCTGACGAGTACGACCCGGAAGCCCGAGAATACAGGAGGATAGTCAGGTATAACCTGATTACCAGCTGAAACAGGAGAGAGAATAATGCTTACTCTTGGTAGCGGTACGATCAGCATTGCGGCATACCAGACGGGTGCCAATGCTACGACCCCGGGCTCCACGTACACGGCAGGTAACCTCTACACGATCGGCGAGATCGGTGGAGACGTTGAGTTCGACATCAATTTCCAGGAGAAGGAGTTCTTCGGTCAAGCTAACTTCGCAATCGCCAAGGCTTTCTATGGCGGTAAGGTCGAGGTTCGCGCCCGCCGAGTCGAGGTCAACGTTGCTGCCCTCAAGAACTTCTTCACCACAAACTCGTTGACGGCGCCAGATCCGGGCTCGTTCACGTACAACCCAGCTGTCAGTGGCGCATCGGCAAGCTTGCCGCGCCCGCTGTATGTGAAGTTTACGCACACGCGATCGGACGACTCGTCAAAGACGGTCAACATCCACCTTTTCAAGGCATATAGCATGAAGC